CTTAAAAGTGAAAATGAAATCCAAAAGTGCTGGTAAGTTTCGTGTTAAGTACATGCCAAGTGGTATTACTGCAAACGACATACGTGCATTCTTACGTGAATATGAAATACAAAGCGGTGTAAAAGTTGACTGTTTGCTGGTTGACTACTTAGACTTAATGATGCCTATCAGTGGCAAGGTAAGTGCTGAAAATACATTTATCAAAGACAAGTTTGTATCAGAAGAATTGCGTAACTTAGCGGCAGAACGTAACTTGTTAATGGTAACTGCATCGCAGTTAAACAGAGCGGCAGTAGAAGAAATAGAATTTGATCACAGTCATATTGCAGGTGGTATTAGTAAAATACAAACAGCAGATAATGTTGTGGGTATTTTTACAAGTAATGCTATGCGAGAACGTGGTAGATATCAAATACAGTTTATGAAAACACGTTCAAGTAGTGGTGTTGGTAGTAAAGTAGACTTGAAGTTTGATCCAGATACATTGAAAATTGAAGATCTCAACGAAGATGAAGAAGATGCACTCACAGTAACCACAGCAGGATTAGTAGATCAATTGAAAAGAGGCAATAGTATAAAAGCAGACAGCGACAATGCAGACAACACTGTACAGCAATCTCTAGAGTTAATGAACTTTATAAAGAATAAAAAGTGATAAATACTTGCATAACCTTAGAGGAAATTTACAGTGCGTAAAACACGAAGTATTTTAGAGGAATTAAACCAAATTTCTGTCGACAGAGATAGAAATCATGTGGTTGAAAATCGTGGCGAGCATGTAATTAAGAGTGCAATCAATTTATTAGAACAAATTGATAGATATTATGATGCAGATGTAGCAAAAGATTTGCAAAATAGATTGGTTAACAGCATTCGCGGCAGAGACGCAATGAAATTTTCTCGTGGCATTAAAAAAATTATAAAAGAAAGCCAACGAGATAACGATGAAAGTTAACGAAGTTTCAGAAAATTTTATTACAGATTTATTCAAAGGCGGGGCGGCCGCACAAGGTAAAAAACTTGGAAAAGATTTAGGCAAATCTTTGTTAGATGATTGGCTTAAAGTTGCTAATCAAAAAGGTATTAAATTACCTAACCCAGCAAATGATGTAATACAAGATGTTAAAACAAGGCAACCTGTACAGTTTGGTAATGGAGGTACAAGTACTTTCAAGAAGAGTGTAGCTCAGTTAGCAACAAAACAAAAATCACAAAATTTTAGACTTCCTGCAGATGGTTCGGACGCAGATAAACAAGATGCATCAGCAAATCTTGATCAACAAATAGCAAACCTCAAAACACAATGGTTTCATCAAGAAGTTCTTAATCCCAATGTTGAAACACAAGATCTTAAAGTTGGCGGCGGATATTATTTTAGCAAGATAAGAAAATATCTCAAAGACAACGGTGTTAGAGAAGGCACCATTGACAAAATTGCAAAAGGCATGTATCCAGATGTGCCAAAAATTGACCCTATAAAGGTTTTTGATAATCCAAGATTATTAAACAAGTACTTAGGTTCTGTGTTTTTGAAAATAGCACAAAAGGCAACTGACTACCATGGTAATTATTATGGTTCTAAAAATTCTGTAGATGCTATTGCCAAAGCGAAAGGAAGTGTTGACCCTGAGTTAATTAATGATCTAAAAGACTTATCGCCGCAACAGAAACAAGCAGTAGCAAGTATTCTTGCAGGCGGCCTCGGTTTGTCTCTTAAAAAAGCCGATCCTAGCGACCCTCAACAACAAGAAATGCCAGGCATTTAAGGAAATCAACATGAGATTTGTTGAAGTTTCAAAACCACTAATAACACAAATACTCAGTGAAAGTTTTCTTGCAGAAGCAGAACAAAACACTCACATGGAACATCTTGAAGATCACATCTTCAACAAAGGCTATGCAGGTGCCAAAGAAGCAGTAGACTATCTATACAGTTTACATCAAATGCTAGAAGGTAACAGCAAACAAAAATTTAACATGACTCTCAAGTGGGATGGTGCTCCTGCTGTAATTGCTGGCATTGATCCTCAAAGTAATAGATTCTTTGTGGGTACAAAAGGTGTGTTTGCTAAAACACCAAAACTGAATTTCACAGGCAGAGACATTGATAACAATCATCCTGGTGAGGGCCTAAATAAAAAATTAAAATTAGCATTAGCAAAACTTGGTAAACTTAATTGGAATGGCAGAGTTGTACAAGGTGACTTTATGTACAGCAAAGAAGACATCCAAGAAATTGAATGGGAAGGCGAAAAACTTATTGCATTCAAACCAAACACAATTATGTATGCTATTCCCAAAGACAGTGAATTAGCAAATAAAATTTTATCAACTGACATGGGTATTGTATGGCATACAGAATACACTGGTGGCCCTACTATCAATGACATGCAGGCAAATTTTGGCTTTAATGCAAAAAGTTTAGGTAATTCTAATGATGTATGGTTAGCAGATGCTACAATAGATGATGTTAGTGGTACAGTGAGTATGACTGACGACGAAAGTGCTACAGTGTTAGGTGCTATCACAGATGCTAACAATTATCTCAAACAGATTGACAAGAGCACTTTTACATGGTTAGAATCTGCTAAAAATGAAGTTGAGCAATTCTTGCCACAATTAAAAGCACATGTAAACAATGCAATACGTGCAGGAGCATTTGACGAACCTGAAATTTTTGCTAATGGCTTTGTGCAAAAATATATTGGTTACTGGACAAAAGAAATAGACAAAGTTAAAAGACAAGAAACCAAAGACGCTAAAACAGAAAAAATGATTGCAGGCGTTAAATTTATTAAAGAACATGCTAAAGAAATTGTTGCAGTATATGATTTGTATTTGAAGATTATACATGCTAAAGTTATTATAGTGCAAAAATTAAATGCACTAAGTGGCATGCAAAAGTTTGCACAAGACGGTGATGAGTTCCGTGTAACAAACGATGAAGGTTTTGTAGCAATTGACAGAATGGGCAACGGCTTGAAGTTAGTAGATAGATTAGAGTTTAGCAGAATAAACTTTGGTACAGGAAAGCCGGGCTCATAATGGACTTCCAATTAATTGATCAAGAATTATCAGAATCAAGATTGTTTAGAAGTACTAGACGATTTGCAACTCTTACTGGCAAAGACATTGCTAATCTCATGTACTTGAACAATTTAATTATGGCTATGCTGTACTTAGATAAAGATTTTAACAAAACAGCAAAGCAGTATGCAAGTGCTACAGCACAATACAGCACTTATTCACTGTTTAGAACACATGCCACTGATATGTATTTGTTAGCATATCAAATATGCCATCCAGATAACGATAACTTCAACATTAAAGATCCTATAAACAGCAAAAAGTTTTTAGATAGATTGCAATTCAGTAAAGATAAGCATATCAATTTTTTGCGTAGAATACAAAGAGACTATGTAGATGGCAGTGAACTTACCACATACTTGTTTAGGTTAGAATCTCAACTCGGTATCACAGACGGCAGATATAAAACTTGGAGACGTTCTGTATTAGATTGGCCTAGACTTAATGATCAAAATCGAAGAGCATTGGTTAGACGTTTTCAAAATGAATTACGTGTTATGGGAGGTGGTACTGGCAGAGGTAGTGAATTATTAATATCACTAGACGCAATCAACAGACCAGTTGCTAAAGCAAAGCCGACGCAGGCACCTAAGCCCAAACCAGTTGTTGATAAATACAGTAGTAAGCCAAGTATTTCTAAAATAGAAAAGTTTTGGTCTAGGAAAACAGTATGAAGATTTACGAGATCACAGAAGCAATAAGGCCCGAGCATTTGCCAATTCTTAATAGAATGCGAGCCGCTGGTGATAAAAAATCTACTGTTCTTGCAAATCTTATCCAAGCCGAATTACAAAAGGCTAATGTACCATGGGACGTTGCCGCTGAATTAGCACGTGATAGGTACAGAGAATTAGAAGATAAAAAATTAAGAAACAAGGGAGCAGGCGGTTGGTCAGATCAAACACACGGCCATCTTAGAACGGGTTCGGGTTCGGGTTCGGGCTCAACTGCTCAAAAAGATAAACCCAGTACTATACGTACACGACAGGATAAAAAATTCTCATCCAATAAGTCAGCATCATTAAATCAGTTGGACAGAGCTAACCCACAAGGCCCTTACAGATCTTATGGTGTGGATAAGGCATTTGGTAGCCCTGTTAAAACAGTTACTGATTTAATTAGTAAAGGTGCCGATGCAGTTAAACAAGATGCAGATGATAAAAGCAAAGGCGTAATTCGTAGAACTCCTTCCAAGTTAGCCGCCCTAGGTATTGATGCCTATAGAAAGGCAAAGAAAAATCTTACTCCTCCTCCTAAAAAATAGTTAATTTTTGATAAATATATGTATAGAGTGCAAAGCACTTGCATTTATTTAGGAGAATAAAAATGGCACAAGTAGATAGAAGAGCGGCAGAGGCTGGCGAGTTTATTGGTAAGGATGTATTTCTTAAGAGTTTTACTCAGCAATCAGGAAACATTTCAGCAACTCAATACACAGCATTGGTCAGCTCAGTTCAAAACTTAAATCTTTCAGTATTAAAAGTAGGCGCAGTAAACGGTGCTGTAGTAAACATGATACTTGAAGGCGCAGACAATTTAGCAAACGGCGACATTGCAGGTCACGTTATTGCAGATATCTCATTTTAAGTTAAAAAAATTAATTAAATACCCGCTATATAGCGGGTATTTTTTTGACTAAAAAGATAAATAAGTGTAACAGAGTAATATTTTTACTCAATTAAAACATTTTCAGGAGAATAAAAATGGCACAAGCAAATCCAAACGCGGCAGTTAGAGCGGCAAACGGTTTCGTAGGTACAACTCACATCTTAGAAGTAGATGACGTAACAGCAGTAACAGTTGAAGCGGCATGTGCTGAAGCACAAAACGAAGGCTTCGTAGTTGTAGCAGTAGAAGGTTTAGTAAGTGGTAGTCATATCGCTGTACAAGGCGCAGGCGCAACACCTTCAATCACAGGTACTACAGTAATCGCAACATTTAGTTAAGATTACTAAACAAATCCTAATACCTTAGGGATCGTGCGTTATGCACAAATTTGAGAAGGGTCGTTTAGACCCTTTTCTTTTGGCTGTCTTTTCTTGATTCAGATCTGATAAATAGTGTAATACAGGAGACACATATGGTTGGACAAAGAAGCGGAGCAATGGGAAGTTCTGAAGTGGTATCAGGTAACATTCAGTTTTATTCATTGTTTACAAAATTAGACATCACACGCACAGGTAATTATGCGGACGACACACAAAAGGATTTTGAAAGTGTTGTTCAAGTAATTGGATTAAGAGCTCAACCAGTTGTGATGAATAATCCAGTAGAATTAAATGGTGTTGGTGCAAATGTATTAGAAAATTTTGGAGCACCTTCTTTAACAGGAGCAGGCTGGATTTTTAAGTTTGCTTTTGAAAGGGAAGACGTACACACAATTGATACATTAAAAAATGAACTTGATGGTATAGTTCTAAATGATGGCACAGTAGACACAACGAGTTCAGTTAATATGGAATTCACTAAACAAGAATTATTATAGGATAAGTTATGCCACGCA